ATATTAAAAATAGATATTGAAGTAATTAATGATTTAAAAAATTAACATAAAAATGGATAATACAAATATACTAATTAATGCAATAAATATTAATGATGAAAAAATGAAAGATTTTCTTATTAATAATTTTGATATTGCAGAAACACATGATAGAAAATTTCTAGAAACATATAAAGTTAAAGATTATGAAGTATTAACTGATAATGGTTGGCAAGATATATTTGCTATAGGTAAAACCATCCCTTATGATATTTGGGAAATAAAAACTGAAAACTATGAATTAAGATGTGCTGATAAACATTTAGTTTTTGATGAGTTTATGGAAACTATTTATATTGATAAATTAAAAATAGGGGATAAAATACAAACGAAAACAGGACTAGAAGAAATTTGTATAATTAATCATTTTGAAGAAAAAGTTTCTATGTATGACTTAGAATTAGATTATAGTTCAAATAGACGATTTTATACAAATGGTATATTAAGTCATAATTCAATGTGGATGCAAAATATTGCTGTTAAAGCTGCAGACCAAGGCGCAAATGTTGTTTATATAACACTTGAAATGGGTTCACAAAAATGTATGAAACGTATGGGGTCAATGCGTTTAAGAATACCAAATAAAGAATATGATGAAAAATCAAGAGATGGAATCTTTATGAAAAATAAGATTAATTCACTTAAAAGTATGAATAGTGGATTATTCAATTCTAAACCAGGAAAAATAATTGTAAAAAAGTATAATACAAGTGATTGTACAATAACAGACTTAGATAATTATATTACCAAATTAGAACAAGTAAAAGGTATAAAAATTAATATGGTTTTAGTGGACTATATTAATATTATGGCAATAGAAAAAGGTTTAGATTTCGCAAATATGTTATTTCTGAAAGGTAAACATTTAGCTGAAGGACTACGTTATATTGCAGATAAACATAATTTATGTGTTGTTACAGCAACACAGACTGAAAAATCTATATGGGGGGCAAATGATATTGATTTAAAAAATATGCCAGAATCAAAAGCAATAGCTGAAACTGCTGATAGTGTTTGGGGGATTATTAGAAATCCTGAAATGAAAAAAAATAATGTTTATAGACTAAAAATTCTAAAATTAAGAGATGGTGAGCATAAAGGAGAACAAATTCGTTTTAATTTCAACACAGATTATTTAATCATGGAAAATGATGAGTTTGTTGGGTTAGTATAATTATGAATGAAAATCAAATACCATATAATAAAAGAACAGTGGAAGAATTTATAGAATTGTCCAATTCGATACATGATAATAAATATGATTATTCATTAGTAAATTATATTAATAATAAAACAAAAATAAAAATAATCTGTGATTGTGGTAATATTTTTGAACAAACAACAGATAAACATTTAATAGGAAGAGGTTGTAAAATTTGTAAAAGTAAAATACCACATAAATTATCAATGAATAAAAATTTATTTATATCAAAAGTAAATAAAATACACAATAATAAATATGATTATAGTTTAGTTGAATATAAAAATTCTTATACAAAAATAAAAATAATTTGTCCAATACACGGTATATTTGAACAACAACCAAGAATACATTTACATTCTGGATGTGTAAAATGTATAAATGAAGAAAGAACAAAAACCACACTTGATTTTATTTTTAATGCAAAAAATGTTTATAAAGACATTTTTGATTCTGATTTTGATTATTCTTTAGTAAATTATATTAATAATAAAACAAAAGTAAAAATTATTTGTTCAATTCATGGTATATTTGAACAAACACCAATAAATCATTTACAAGGATATGGGTGTAAATTTTGTTCTAAAGAACGCATTAAAGTAAAAACAGATGAATTTATTAAAAGAGCTAAATTAATACATAACAATAAATATAATTATATATTTTCAGTTTGTAATAATGCCAAAGATAAAGTAAGAATAATTTGTCCTATTCATGGAGAATACAATCAAAAAGTAGCAAATCATCTATTTGGTACTGGATGTAGAAAATGTGCTGATATCAAACATAGATTAAAAATGATAAAAAGAATTGAAGAAAATAAATTAAATGGACATCAACTTATGCCTATGTTTAATAAAAGTGCGTGTAAAATATTTGATGAAATATCTTTAAAAGAAAATATTCATATTCAGCACGCTATGAATGGTGGTGAATATCATATTAAAGAACTTGGTTATTGGTTAGATGGTTATGATAAAGATAATAATGTTGTATATGAATTTGATGAAGAATATCATAAATATCAAATAGAAAAGGATAAAATTAGACAACAAGAAATTGAATATGTTTTAAAATGCAAATTCATAAGAATTAATTATAAAGAATATGGGAATGTACAGTGATTTTGAAGGTTATATGTGGGGTGTTATGGGTTTACATGGAAGTTGGTATAAATTTGCAAGAGACATGGGTGAAAAAATAATGACCATGAAAATAGATCCGAATTTAAAAGAAATTTTAGAAATAACACCAAACAAATTAGTACCTGGTAGATTTTATTTAATTCAATATAACTTTAATGGAAATTTAATATGGAGTCCTATTTTAGCATTAGAATATAAAGTAGTAAAAAATAAACATTTATTATATGCTATAAATCTAGAATATTTACCACCAAGATATAAAGTAATGTTATTTGATAAAATATTTAAAAATTCAAAAGAAAAATTAGATTTAATTTCACAAAAAGAATATGTAAGAGAAGAACCACCAATATCGTGGATAGATTTTGAATTTATGTATAAAATATTAAAAAGGGATAAAATGCAGTGGTCTATAACAGCATACACAATAAAAGACTTTAGTGGTAAATTTAAAATTAAGAAATGTTATTTATGTTCAATAAAAATTGCACCAGAAATCTTAATGGCTGATTTAAAATTGTATAACTCTAAAAATATGAAAGATTTATTAAAATTATTGTCTGGACAAGAAGCAATTAAAATGAGTAAAATAATCGAAGACTATGATAAACTTATAGAAGAATATCAAATTGATTCAATAGAATACCATAAAAAAATATCATTATTTAGAGATTTTTTAAAATTATATGACTAATATTATTTTATATATACTTTTATGAAAAAAATGACAAAAAACGATTTTATATTAAAAGCCAAACAACTTCATAACAATAAATATGATTATAGTTTAGTTAATTATGTCAGTATGCAAATTAAAATAAAGATAATATGTCCTGATCATGGTGTTTTTAAACAAAGACCTATGAATCACTTAAATAAAAAACAAGGTTGTCCTAAATGCGGAACAATAAATAGAACTAATAATCAAAAAAATAAATTATCAAAAAATGATTTTATTAAAAAATCAAATAAAATACATAATAATAAATATGACTATTCTTTTGTAGAGTATAAAAACAATAAAACTAAAATAAAAATCGTATGTCCAAAACATGGAATTTTTTTACAATCACCTTTATCTCATTTGTCTGGAAATGGATGTGCATTTTGTGCAAAACAAGGTAAATTAAATAATGAAATTTTTATACAAAAATCAAATAAAATACATAATAATAAATATGACTATTCTTTAACCAAATATATTAATATGAAAAAGAAAGTTAATATAATATGTAATATACACAATATTACTTTCCAACAAAGTCCTGAATCACATTTAAAAGGTAGTAAATGTCCATTGTGTGCAAACTTAGAAAGACGTTTAAAAAGAATAGAAGAAATAAGTAAAAATAAATTTAATGGTTATCAAGTAATACCATCCTTTAATAAAAATTCTTGTTATTTATTTGATAAAATGATGAAAAAACAAAATATTTATATACATCATGCAATGAATGGTGGAGAACATTACATAAAAGAATTAGGATATTGGTTAGACGGATATGATAGAGAAAATAATGTTGTCTATGAATTTGATGAAAAACATCATTTTGATAAAAGTGGTAACTTAAAAGAAAAAGATTTAATACGTCAAAAAGAAATAGAAAATTTTTTAAAATGTAAATTTATCAGAATAAAAAATAATTAATAAATTAAATGCCTTCATATAATAGATATACCAATCAAAATCAACAACAACAAAATAACTTAGGAAATACCGTTGAAAATCGTGGCATGTTTAATAGAATGTTACGAAATCTTTCTAATTGGGGTATGGATTACGAGAATATGGTAATAAAAAATACATATTCTGTTGGTTTACATGAAGATCCAAAAGGTCAAACAACACTTTCTACAAATATGTATGATATTTTTTCAAAGAAAATTATATCAAAAATGCTTGATAGAAAATCAATCGCATATTTAGACAGGGCTTACGATGACAAAAGAAAAATATTAAGACAGTATGCAATAAAAGACGAAATAAAAGATTTTATTACTCAAATTGCAGATGAATCTGTCATCTATAATGATGATAATTATTTTTGTAAATTAAAAGATTTACCAGATGAATTTGATAATTCTTTAAAACAAAGATGGCAAGAAAATTTTAATAAAATTTATAGAAATTTTGGTTTTAATGACGGTCTTACCGCTTGGAATTATTTTAAAAACTTTCTAATAGATGGTTACATTGCATATGAAATTGTTTATGACAATAAACAAAAAAATATTATAGACCTTCAACCAATAGACCCAATGACTTTAATTGTTGCTACAGATCCAGGTTCAGGTACTATTGTTTGGATTCAATATCCTGATAATCCTCAAATTAGGAGAGTATTATTAGACGCTCAAATCGTTTATATATCATACACTAATAATAATGAATTTGCTGAAACATCATATGTAGAAAATTTAATCAGACCATACAATCAATTAAAAATGTTAGAACAAACCAGATTATTATATAATATTAATCAAGCGGCTATATACAAGAAATTTATTATTCCAACTAATGGATTAACTAGACAACAAGCAGAACAACAAATATATGAATTGATGGCAGAATATCATGAAGATGTTCAATGGGATGATACGATGGGTACTGTAACTATAAATGGTTCAACTAGTATTCCTCATTCAAAAGATTTCTGGTTTCCATCATCAGACTTAGGTACACCAACTGTTGAAATAGTTGCTGCCCAAGGTACAGATTTGAATGAAGATTCTATGTTATCTTGGTTTTTCAAAAACTTAAAAAGAGCTTCTAAATTACCATTTAGTAGATTTGATGACGATGCTGGTGGAGGTAACTTATTCAATGATACAGCCGAAATGACAAGACATGAAATAAAATTTCAAAATTTTATTAAAAGGTTAAGAACTATTTTTAGAGAAATAATAGTCAAACCTTTAAAAATTCAAATGATTCTTGATTTTCCAGAATTGAAAGATGATAATTTATTTCATGCTTCAATACAAGTACTATTTAATACTAATGAATTATTTGAAGAATGGAAATATTTAAATAATCTTCAAAAACGAGCAGAAATTGCTTCAACATTAAGTTCAAATCTTCAAGATGCAGAAGGAAAACCATATTTACATATTGAATGGATTATACGTAAAATAATGAAATTCACTGATGCTGATATTGCTGAGAATAACAAGTATAAACTTAGTGGTGGTGGTGCAGGTGAAACTCAAGGTGGAGGTGGTGGATCACAAGGTGGTGGACCACAAGGTGGTGGTGGAGGTATGCAAGGTGGACCACAAGGCGGTATGCAAGGCGGTATGCAAGGTGGACCACAAGGTGAAGGTGGTGAAGAAGGTGGTGAAGAAGGTGGTGGACAAGCACAAGGTGGAGGACAAGCACAAGGTGGAGGTGGTCAAGGACAATTCTCATTTTAAAATAAAAAAAAAGACTCTTATTGCTTTTCTAAACATATCTCATGTTCAGTTTTAATATTAATATCAAAAATTTTAGATAATGATTTTTTTCTAAAATTAAATTTGTGAAATCTTTTATTTTTTAAAAGATAGGAATAATCGGTTCTTACATCTTTAATTTTTGTAAATCCTAATTTTTTATATAAACCACCATCAGAATAATCATTATTTGAAAAAGATATTATTTTTTCATATTTATAATTTTTTATAAAATATTTAAATAATTTACTAGCTCCACCTATTACATTAGTATTTATTTTAGTACAAAATCTATTTAATTCATATACATTATTAGTATTTTTAAATGTCATTAGTGAAATTAATTCATTATTATAAAATAAACCTATTTTAATTGAAGATCCAACAAACCCCTGAATGTGATTATTATTTAAAAAATTTCTTATGAGTTCATTATTACTTATTTCCCTTATTTCACACTTTCTAGCCATTATTTTATTAGGTGTTTTGCCTAATTTGTTTAATATTATAGATTCAATAATTTGTTTATTAAAATCCCAATCATCTTCCCATACATGGATTAATTGAATACCTTTTTCTAAACATTTTTTTGTTTTATTTAAATGATAATTTTTTTCTTTATATAATTCTGAATGCCAATATAACCCATATAACCCATTAAATTCAAAAGCAATTTTAGAATCTGGTAAATAAATATCTAATTCTTTACCGTTTAAAATTTTTCTATCTGATATAATGATTTCATTATCATAAAATTCTTTAATAAAATTTACTAATTGTATCTCTTTACCAGACATTTCTGTACCAATAATGTTACATTTTGTGCATAATATTGTATGATTTCTTTTTCTGGAATTATATAATGTCCTACTAATGTAATATGTATTGTTACATAAATCACAATTAGCACAAATAATGTTATCTTTTATATCTAAAATGTTAGCATCATTTGATTTTAATTTTTTTTGTGCAGTTAATTTATTACTCATTCTGATTTTTTGAATAATATCTTCTGATTTTGATGCACTTTCATATCCATATTTTATTAAATTTGTATTTTTTATTCTATCTTTCATTTTCTCGTTCTGAAATGAGTATTCTGTACCATATTTTTCTATGGATTTTTTTATTTTAGAATTTTTAATTGTAACTATTTTTGACCAATGTTCCACTCCATATTTTTCCATACTAGTCTTTTTAGTTTTAATTTTATATTCTTCTGTTTGTGTATAAAATTCAAAATTATATTTTTGTAAATTTGTTTTTTT